GCCTTCATTGTCTTCCAAACCAGCCCAGCCAGTTATGACATAATCCCAAAGCATCTGACTTCTGAGCTCTTCATTGTCTTCGGTAATCTCGTGCCTCTGGCCTCTGTGGTACTTGACGCTTTTCTTGGTGCACTTCTTGTCAATTTCAGCAATCACCTTGCCGTTCGCCAAACGGATAGTTACACCGCCTTTGTCATCGTCATCTTCAAATGGAAAAAAAGCACCCGGATTTAAGTCATCTAAGTTAAATTTCATATTACTCGCCCCTCTTATTGAAAAGTTAGACCCCTTTTGAAAAATGTGGGAAGGTTTGGCAAGGGGCTGTAACCACACTTTTCAGAGCATTAAAGCCTTATATGTTCAATGCCCCTATCCCACGGTTTGAATTACATTAAATCAACACCATTACACCAGATACCTTTCCTGTAAAGGAAATAGTAGCAAGTCCAGACTTGTCCATGCTAATATCGTAACTTGTGATATTAACTAAAGATGCAGGGGTATCCTGCCCAGCGGATAAAGACACAGAAGGAGCAAAGTAACCTGCTGTCTGACAAGGCTCATAATACGATGTGTTATCAACGTAAAGCCTTAAGCTGGTTAAGTCTGTATTGTCTATATTTGCTACCTGCAAAGCATACTGGCCAGTTGTGTCTGCTGGATCAAGAAAACCATCAAATGCTATTTGGCCACCATCCTTCATGCCAAATTCATATGTTTTCCAATTGTCACCAAAAGCAGATGACTCTAACTGATCAGCTGTTATGCCGGTAATGGACCAAGTACCCATAGCAACAATAGTATCATCGCCAAGAGTAACTTTTCCTTTATGTCCTACTTTTACACCCATAATTGCCTCCTAAGTTTGTTGAACATTACATCCAATGGGTTCTTCTGGAGGAGGTCTCCATTCAAGCCCTTTAATCTTTTTGTAAACTTTATAAAACTCTCTATTGATTTCTATGTGGGATATATGGCCAACTTCAATAGATGTGTCGGCATAAATCTTATACCCAGCACTCTTCATCTTGCTACAAAAATCAATATCCTCTCCAACTATCTTGCCATCACTCATCCTGTATACATTGAACCAAGGATAAGGTATATCAAGAAACACATCTGTGTTATACAATATGCACCCACAACCAGTTGCATCGATTTCTATGAGATCTCCTGAGAAGCACTCTTCATCAGGTATATGATGATAAGCACCGATCTCGCCACGATACAAGATTGTTTCAAATGGCGGATAACGCCTGTGCACACTGACTGCAACTACATCTTTCTTGTGACTCAGCAGTTTCGGAATTGTATCGCTTGGATAATTCTGATCCGTGTCCATCATAAGAAGGTGAGTACAGTTCTCTCTTAGTGCTTGTACAACAAGGTTGTTTCTGATAATCTCCATTGGGCCAGGAGCATTAGGCATAAGAAGAGTGAAATCTGGCTTCTCCATAACAGTCCAAGAAGCAAAAAAACTTGTATATACTTTCACATCTGTTATAGGGAATCCTATGCCTAACTTCCAATAGCCTTTTGCCCTACTTCTATCCATATAGAGTTTTTGGTCGTGCCTGTGATTGTCACCAGCATAAACTCTTCTATAGTCTTCATCTTCAAACTTTAAGTCTCTTACTGGGTGGTTATGTACAAGCACAGCATCTTTTGCCCAAGCATACCTGCCCAAGTGCGTTGCTACACCTGTAAGCTCTCTATCACAGAATTGGTGAATATAACCAGTATAGAAAAACTCCCTATTCTCAAGGTGACCTAATAGCCTTTTGCTAGCAAGCCAATGAGTAGCAAGTACATTTCCATCTTGAATGCCATCATTGAAGCCAACCAAGCCCCATCTATTTGGAAGTTTATCCATAGCATAGAAAGCTCTAATCATAAAACCATATTGTGGGATTGTATCGTCACCCAAGAACACAACAAAATCATATTTTGCTTTTTCAACAAGTCTCTTAAGCATTTTTGGGCAACCAATTCTGTCTTTATCGACTTCTGTTATTATCTCATATTTGCTCTCTGGAAGAAGTATATTTTTCTTTATAGCAGCGATACAATCCTTGACCCTATCTTCACGAATCACAGGAATAAGTATTGAGACACTCGGTATGCCATTTACATCGATTCTTCCAGTAGAAAGATGGTATTCCAAATCATCTGTTTTGAGCTTATTATAATCTTCAATATCAAGAACCTCGATTGTTACGCCATCATAAAATGCACTTTTAAGCTGCTCATTTTCTTCTTGATATATTGACCACCCATCAAGTTTGCCAGATTCCTCATCTAATTGGCTAACTTTTGAAAGCTTACCAATGATGCCTGATCCACCAATATTGCTCCTGTATATGAGGTTATTCCCAAGTACTTCTCTTGATCCACACTTAGACAGCAGATCTTCCCAATCTTTCACACCTTTAGCAATGAAAAAATGCTTAGCTTGTATGAAATCAACATCCTCTGATTCAATTACCATCAACATCTCTTCAAGCCAGCCTTCTGGAACAAGAGTGTCATTATCAACTTTAGCAAAATATGTATAGTTATCTTTTACAAGGTTGAAGAATTGATTCATTGCTCCAGCAATGCCTGTGTTCTTATCATTAAATATCTTAGATTTGATTATAGGGTCATCAATAGACTTAAGATACTCAACAGTGTCATCGTCTGAGCAATTATCTATGATAAATACTTCTCCCATCTCCTGTGAGTTCTCTAATAGAACAGGCAGAGCCCTCACAGTATAGTGTAAACGGTTAAATGTTGTAAATAAAATTGGTATCTTTTCCATTTTCATCTTCAGTTAGCCCCTTTCAGTTAAATGTTATTTTACTGCTTTCATTAATCCCTTAGTGTGTATTACTTTAAGCTGTTTGTTAGTAGTGACATCGCCCAAGCTTATTATTTTGAACTTTGCTTTTATGCCATACAAATCTCGATAGGCATCATCTGTATAATAAAGCCATGAATTTAGGTTCCAAAAGCTTACATGTGTTGGATCTTGAAATGCACCTCGACTATCGGTTGAAGGTGTCATGTGATAAAATGTACCATTATTTTTAAGCACTCTGTAAATTTCTTCTACAGCATGAATAGTCTTGCCTATTGGTATGTGCTCAAGGAAATCAACTGCTCTGACTTCGTCTATGGAATTACTTGGAAATGGTAGACGGTCATTGATATCTGCTACAATATCAGGTGAAACTTCGGCTCGATTATCAATGTTGATGCAGCCTTGCTCTTTCCTGTACCCACAGCCTAAATTTAATTTTTTCATAATAATCACAGAAGATTCTTTCTTATATTATCAGCTCCAGCAATTTTTATCCAAACACGAGTCTCTTTCCCTTCTATAGCATCATTGATGCTTCCAGTATCAAAGCAATGAACCTCTGCTCCAAGATTCCATAGCCTTTTTGCTATCACTTTTGTTGCGACTCCTGCTGCTGGAATAATTACTTCACATTCATTGAAATTCTCTTCTACTTCTGGCCACCATTCATCAATTTTGCCATAAGCATTTCTTTCAGGCACCTTAACATAGAAATCTATCTCTCCATAAAGAGATTCCATGACACCTTGGTTATTTGAACCAATGAACATTTTCTTTTTGGGCTTTATGTAATTATCAATAAAGAATTTGAGGGCTTTCGGGTCATAAACGCTCAGATATTGGAAAAGCACTGAGCTGCAAAATTCCCTTTCATCAGTGGTAAGTCTTGTCATCTCTCTCATCTTGTGAAGGTATGAGTCGCCATGCTCTGAGCTTTCAACAAATGGGCCATATTTTGTATAACCTGTATTAGGTGAATACAATATAGGATAATCTACTGCACCTGCTTTTATGAACAACTCATCGTCTATTAAGAAAAACTCTTTCAACTCATCAATAAGTTTTGGTGAAGAATTGTGATTTTTGGTTCGCTCTCCAGCCATCGTACACAAAACTCCATCGCCAAATCTCATATAGAATACTTTTTTATTTGTATCGAGCATATAGGATAGGTATTCTATGCTTTCATGGACCGATTTTGCTTTAAAATTATCCATTTGTACAAGCCTCCTTAGTTTTTCTGTATCAATAAGTTATAGCGCACTATGCCCTGCCAGACATTGTCTGGCTGGATTTTAACAGGGTCAAATACAAAAGCCCTTACTAGTTGTAGACATGTATACCCTACAATAGTCAAGTCTGCATAGTCGAACATCACCAGAATGTCAGCTATTCCATCGTCACATTCATCAGGCGATGATTCATCTGAGTAATAATCAAGCTGGATTGAAACATCTTCAAATTCCAAATCAAAAGTTGAATCTCGCACCTCATCGAAAATGTTGAATACACAATAAGGATAAGCAATCTGCTCAGGTGCTTCGGAATAGTGAAACCTAGTCCCACCTAAATCGACATATAGAGGTGCAATACTGCTAGCTCTAAAATAATTCCATATACCTGTTCTGATTGCGCTCATGACTTCTCCATCTTAAACTCCTTTACTCTTAAAGTAAAGGTATTTCTTGGTAAAAGCTTCTTTAATTGTACCTCTGCTGCGTTTTAAAGCCGGCCACAAGTACGGCCTATTTGCTACTTTCCTTTTTCCAGACCTCATACCTTTTTCCATTGCTAATGCATAAGGTGCATTTGAACCTATAGAAACAGCGTGTCCACCCATAGCACGTTTTGGTTCTTTGATAGCATCGCTTGACTTAGCTCTAGGGCCAAG